AGCTATTGCAGCAACGGGTGAAGGTATCGTCAAAGTAGAGAACGTAGAAGTTGACCTCTCGAAAGAGATTGCAGCAATCGTCTCTATGGATAGCACTCTGTCTGAATCTGCGCAGAAGAAAACAGCTAAACTGTTCGAAAACGCAGTCAACAAAAAAGTTGGTAAAATCAACGATGAGCTTTCTGCTCAGTACACTGAACTCTTTGAGTCGCGTGTTGCTGAATTCGAAGCCCAGCTCGTTGAAAAAGTAGATCAGTATCTCGACTATGTTGTCGAGAACTACATGAAAGATAATGCTCTCGCTATTGAAGAGGGCCTTAAAGTTCGTGTATCTAGCTCCTTCCTCGAAGGCCTTGGTAACCTGTTCAAAGAGCATTATGTCTCTGTCCCAGAAGGTAAAGTTGACCTTGTTGAGTCGCTTGAAGCTGAGATCGAACAAGCCGAAGCTAAGAACAACGAACTCTATGAGCACGCCATCAAGCTGCGTCGTGAGAATGTTGAGCTCCGTAAGGACCGTGCATTCCGCAAGCTGGCCGAAGGCATGAGTGCAGTTGAAGTTTCTAAGTTCAAAGCTCTCACCGAAGGTGTTGAGTATAAGAACCAGAAGCAGTTCGTAAAAGCTATTGAAGCTGTTAAGGCAACTCACTTCGTTACTGAAAGTGTTGCTACCCCAGAACCGCAAGAGTTTGAGACCCTTGCAGAAGATACTAAAACCAATTCTATGGACAAGTACGTTAGTGCTATCCGTAAACTCAAATAAACCTTTAAGGAAATAGAACAATGAAAACTACAGATCTCTTGATCGAAAAGTGGGCACCAGTTCTCGACGCTCCAGAAGCTGGCCAGATCCGTGACCACTATCGCAAAGGCGTTACTGCCCAGATCCTGGAAAACCAGGAAAAAGCTTTCGCTGAGCAGGGCATGATCAACGAAGCCGTACACGGCAACTCCGTTTCTAACGGTGGCGTTGAAAACTGGAACCCAATCCTGATCAGCCTCGTTCGTCGTGCCATGCCAAACCTGGTTGCATACGACATCGCTGGTGTTCAGCCAATGTCTGGCCCAACTGGCCTCATCTTCGCGATGAAGTCCCGTTACGGTGCTAACAACTCTGGTACAGAAGCTCTGTTCAACGAAGCCGACACTGACTTCGCTGGTACAGGTACGCACGCTGGCGACTCTTCTTCGCTGGTAACTGGTGCTGGTGGCGCAACTGACGTTGGTGCTGCTGGTTCGGGTACAGGTGACAACGTTGCTGATAACTTCGGTTTCGGTACCGGTGTTGCTACTGCAACTGGTGAAGACTTCGGTGGCGCAACGACCATGAACGAAATGTCTTTCTCGATCGAGAAGGCAACCGTTACTGCTAAGACGCGCGCTCTGAAAGCTGAGTACACGATGGAAATCGCTCAGGACCTGAAAGCTATCCACGGTCTTGACGCTGAAGCCGAACTGGCTAACATCCTGTCCACTGAAATCCTTGCTGAAATCAACCGTGAAGTTGTTCGTACGATCAACGTCAAGGCTCAGCTTGGTGCCCAGACTGCTAACGTAACGACCCCAGGTACGTTCGACCTGCACACAGACGCTGACGGCCGCTGGAGCGGTGAAAAGTTCGCTGGCCTGCTGGTTCAGCTGGACTTCGAAGCCAACCAGATCGCCAAAGACACACGTCGCGGCAAGGGTAACTTTGTTCTGTGTTCTTCTAACGTTGCTACTGCTCTGCACAACAGCGGCATGCTGCAGTACACAACTGCCCTGAACACGAAGCTTGACGTAGACGACACAGGCAACACGTTTGCTGGTGTTATCAACGGCAAGATCAAAGTCTACATCGACCCATATGCGACTGTTGACTATGCAACTGTTGGTTACCGCGGTACTTCCCCATATGACGCCGGTATGTTCTACTGCCCATATGTTCCGCTGACAATGGTCCGCGCTGTTAACGAGTCTACCTTCCAGCCAAAAATCGGCTTTAAGACTCGCTACGGCATGGTTGCTAACCCATTCGCTGAAGCTTCTCCAGTCGATAACGCCGGTGCTGATCGTGCAAACGCATACTTCCGCATCTTCCGCGTTACGAACCTGCTGAACGCTGGTGCATAAGGTTAACTAACCTACCTACTTATGAGAGGGGCCCTTCGGGGCCTCTCTTTTTTTGTATGTATAAATAGTTGTGCTAACATAGGTGACATTATGATCAATCAGACGTATCAGACAGCTACTAGTTTTTCAATGTTCATTCCTGGGAGTGAATACGCTGGTCTGCAAATGAAAGTCGTTGAGTTTAAGATCCCACAGGTACAGTCTCCTGCGGTTGAACAAGGTACTCGGCGGCTTATGGCAAAGCATGCAGGCTCAAACCTCGTCTTTGCACCTTTGAGTGTCAATGTAATTGCTGATGGTGGTTTGACCAATATCACGCCGGTTCACAATTGGCTTGTCAATAACGTTATTACAAACGAACCTGAGACGAAAGACATCAGACTTATTGGTTATGCAGCCAATAATACGCAGCTCTTTACGGTTGACTTTAAGAACGCATTTCCGACTGACATAAATATAGACGGATTCAGTTCACAGGATGCGAGCGATCAGATTATCAAAGCTCAAATCGAATTTAATTATGATTATTATACCTACGGATAAGTGAATGACAGTTGAAGAACTATTGTTGGAATGGAAAAAAGACTCAGAGATCAAAAAATCTAAGCTAGATGAAGAGTCTATTAGGACTGCAATGTTGCACGCCAAGTATTTGGAAGTCCATGCAGCCTATAAAAGCCGTTACAATAAGCTCAAAGCAAAACTAAAAGATCTTGAATTCGAAAAGCGTCGTTGGCTGAAAGGTACAATGACCAAATCGGAGATGGATGATCTTGGTTGGGACTATGACCCATGGAAGGGTATGTCCAAACCTATGAAATCGGAGATGGAAGACCACCTCTTTGCTGATGATGATGTAAAGAAGGTCGTTGAGAAGTTGAAAGAGACCGAGGTTCTACTCGAGACCCTTGAGTCTATTATGCAGAATATTCAGTGGCGTCACCAATCAATCAAAAACGCTATTGACTTTATGAGATTCCAGGCTGGCGGATAATGTCGGAAACACTTGTGCTCTCTTATAAGAACTATGCGAAGATTCGTATAGACTCAACTGATGGAGGTATTCTCCATGAGTTGCAGGAGCACTTTAGTTTCTACGCAACTGGATACAAGTACATGCCACAATATAAATCTGGCATGTGGGACGGCAAGATCCGTCTATTTGATATGAGGACGCAAACTTTGCCAGCGGGTTTGCTCCATGCAGTGAAAGAATTTGCCGCGAATCGATCGCGTAATTATAATCTCGTCCTCGAAAACAATAATTATTTCGGAACTGTGGGTTCCATCGATAATGTGTCGTTTGACGACTTTCATGAGTTTATTCAAGGACTAAATCTTACAGCTGGTGGCAAGCGTATTCAGCCTCGTGAATACCAAATAAAGTCTGCATACGAGGCAATTACTAACTATCGTAAGCTTATCTTGTCTCCAACGGGAACAGGTAAGTCTTTGATCATGTATATGATCATGAGATGGGTACTTCACTGCCAAGACGGAGAACGTTTTGTCATTATTGTACCTACAACTACACTGACACACCAGCTTATATCCGACTTCGAAGATTATTCGTCCATTGACGAGGATTTTGTAGTCGAAGATATGTGTTATCCTATCTTCTCAGGACAGGATAAGAAGGCACCACATCAGGTTATCGTATCCACATGGCAGTCATTGGCAAAGTTCGACCGTACTTGGTTGATGGAAGTCGGCGGTGTCATTGGTGACGAAGCACATACGTGTTCTGCAAAGATCTGTCAAGGCATTCTTGATAAAATGACCAATGCTCAGTACCGTATAGGTACAACGGGTACACTCGATGGTACAAAAGTACACGAGATGGTACTTGAAGGTATATTTGGCCCAACTTATACGGCCACAACTACCAAAGAACAGATCGATGAGGGTAATCTGGCCAAGCTTCAGATCAAAGTGATGAAGCTCCAGTATCCAGAAGACGAA